CACCGGACAGGTTGGCACCGTACAGGTTGGCACTGGACAGGTCGGCACCGGACAGGTTGGCACCGGACAGGTCGGCACTGGACAGGTCGGCACCGGACAGGTCGGCACCGGACAGGTCGGCACCTGCTGCAATCGCAGCAATCAGAGTTAAAGCAACAGTATTCTTTGCAGCTTCGTGCGAGAAAATCACAGTGCCAGTAAAGCGGTTTTTAATTTCGATCTTCAATCTTCTTCTCCTAGTGTGGAAGCGCACTATGCGCTGCGTCCATGTAGAGAACTATAGCCTAAGAAAATCAGCATGTCAAACACAATCGTTTCAACCAAAAGTGTTTGACATGCCCATTCTAGCGTGTATGATGAGAAGCATGAAAACACTTAAACAACTAGTCACGACATTGCGCGAACGTGGCTACTCTCAAGCGCGCATTGGACGCATTGCTGGCGTATCTCAAATGACTATCAGTCGATGGGAAAAAGAGTCGCCAACACATGTGAATGTAATAGCCCAAAGAAGGCTTATGATGGAAATATATTCATCCTATGTGAAAGAGGAGAAATAACATGATTACGTTCGAAGGCGTAAAACGCGCAAACAACAATGAGCGTGCAGTATTGACTGAGGAACAATCACGTAAAGCTACGCTGCTAGCTCTGTATGATCGTATGGACGAGCGTGGCCGCAAGACTGCGCTGGCAATGATGGCGGCAATGGCAAAGATGGTGGAGGTGCGATGAATACGGATCGTGAATTGCTGAAACTGGCTGCAAAAGCTTCGGGGTTATATGTTGTACGAGAAGTCATCAATCACAATGATGAATTTATTGGCTTTAGAGTTAAGCCAAGTAAGAATTCTGGCAGAGAAATGATGGTTTTTTGGAATGCTTTGGAAGATGACGGCGATGCGCTGCGTCTGGCAGTAAGATTGGGATTACAAATCTTTCCTGATGATCTGCGCGACTGTACTGTCGCCTTGGTTCAGGATAATGATGATAGGATAGCTTGCGCTGAGAAATATGATGACGATGGATTAACTGCAACTCGCAGAGCCATTGTTCGGGCTGCTGCCGCCATCGGGAAATCAATGCCATGACCTTCCCCAAGCGTACATTCTTTCTCCGCGAAGAACGTAACCGCGACACTCTGCTAGGGCTTATCAGGAATTTGCCGCTATCCGAAGATAAGCCTATGCAGGTGACGGTCGAGCCTTATAAGCGACCGCGTAAGCTGGATCAGAATGCCCTTTACCATGCTGGGCCGCTGAAGGATATCGCTGAACAACTCTGGATCGAAGGGCGGCAATTTAGCGCTGAAGTCCTACACCGGTATCTGAAAGAGCAATTCCTCCCCGAAGAATACATTGAGGAGGAATGCTTGGCAGGATATAAGAAATGGGACTGCGACCCATCAGGAAATCGTGTTTTGGTTGGTAGTACGACCCAATTGACCGTACGCGGGTTCAGTATATTTTTGGAGCAGGTTCACGCATTCGGGGCCAATATGGGCGTTGAATTTCACACACGCGAGGAACGATGAATGACATGGCTATTCAGCAAAGCATTAATGGAGGATTACGAGAACTCGCACTGTTCGCCGGCGCAGGAGGGGGAATCCTTGGAGGTCACTTGCTCGGCTGGCGAACCGTATGCGCAGTTGAACGTGATGCCTACGCCGCACAAGTTTTGGCGCAACGACAAAACGATGGAATTCTCCGACCTTTCCCGATTTGGTCTGACGTTACGACTTTTGACGGAAGACCATGGAAAGGCCGTATTGACGTGGTTTCTGGCGGCTTCCCCTGCCAGGATATCAGCGCAGCCGGAAAGGGAGCTGGTATTGACGGCGAGCGATCAGGATTATGGGGGCAAATGGGACGGATCATTCGCGAAGTTAAGCCGCGATTCGTATTCGTGGAAAACTCGCCAATGCTCACTTCTCGGGGGCTTGGAAGAGTTCTCGCAGACCTGGCCGCAATGGGGTTCAATGCTAAATGGGGTATGCTTTCAGCGGCAAACGTTGGAGCAAACCATATCAGAGACAGGATATGGATATATGCCTACACCGACGACGGGTTGTCCGAAGATAGTTTCATTAGCGAACAGATGGGATTCAACGGGCGGATCAGGTGCGCGCAGAATGCTAGCGAAAATTGGGATGTCAAAGCAGGATATGACCCAACAACGGAACCCGGAATATCTAGAGTGGCAAATGATGTGGCCTTTGGGGTGGACAGAGGTAAAGCCATTGGCAATGGACAAGTTCCAGCAGTGGCAGCAACAGCATGGAGAATTCTTAGCCAATGAGAACTAGCGAACTTCGACGAACAGCATTCAAGAGAACTATGCCGACAGAATCGAAAATCAGAACTAGAAAATGCGCAGTCAAATCATGCCGTAAACCATTCCCTCCGCGCAGCATGTCGCATAAAGCCTGTAGCCCAGAATGTGCGGCTGAATATGCAAAGCTGGAACGTGAGAAAAAAGACCGCCAGGAGCGCCAAAAAGGCCTACAGGCGCTTAAAACGAAGTGGGACTATATCAAGGATGCGCAGGTGGCATTTAATGCTTTCTGCCGCTATCGTGACATGCTGGCCGGTTATCCGTGCATCTCAAGTGGTCGCCCTTTGGATTGGTCGGGTAATCAGGTAGATGCAGGCCATTTCCGTAGTGTTGGAAGTGCGCCACATTTGAGATTCAATGAGGATAACTGTCATGCACAAAGTAAGCATGATAACCAATACAAGTCCGGCAACGCAGTGGAGTATCGCATTGGCTTGATTGCTCGTATTGGCCTGGAGCGTGTGGAAGCATTGGAAGCGAACAACAGCATCAAAAAATGGACGATTGATGAATTGATCGCCATTCGTGATCACTACCGACTAAAGCTAAAACAACTGAAAGAGAGCCAATCATGAAAGCATTCCATGGTTACCCACATACCTGCTATCGCACTGAACGTCGGCGTGCATTGCCCCGCATCATGGGATGGCTACTAGCAGTAGCTTGCTGGATACCAGTAGTTGCTGTATGGGCGTTCACGTCAGAGCAACAACTACGGTTATGGTAGTTGCAAAATTGTGTTGACGAAAGTAAGTCTGATCGGAAATAATTCGTGTTAATGGTGTGGTAGCCAGAGTGTAGGGAGTAATATGCAGATCCAAGGCCGTTTAGATCTTGGGTGCTGTTGAGAAAGAGGGAACTGAAGCATAAACTCCGCTCTCTTTCTCTCTACCTCCAGCACTCAAGGTCTAAGCGGCTTTTTTGCGTTCTGGCTATTCATCATTCGTACTCCGCACGACAGTAAGGGCCGCCCGGCCGCACGGAAGAGTAGGGCAGACATAAGTCCTCGCGTAATCTGACTAGGGGGCGATCAAGCGAGCACATTGCTTGAGGAAACCGCGTAAAAAGTGAAGGCCGAAAGGCTGGGCGTGTTGGCTCTACGAAGTGAGCAGCGGTTGTTACGGTCTTATGTCTTGAGTGCTCTAGGGAATGATGTGTTTGGGGGATTCACTTTTAACCCCTAGTCTTGATACTCCTATGGAGAAAAGATGATTAAACGTTATACAGAGCAAATTAAAGCCGCAAGACAGCATGCACTAGCTGTTCTGAAGGATCGAGGTAAAGTTGTCCCAGAATCATCTGGGGAAAGGATCAGCAATAAAACAATGGTTGTGATGCTTGGAATCACTTTCCCGAATGGAAAGGCGATTGAAAAATGTCATGACAAAGCGCTTCTTCATTGGCATAAAACTGGATTTGGAACCTATGTTCCGGCTCTGAGAAATCCAAGCAAGAAACAACTAGCAGCAAGTGACAAAGCATTGATGGCAAGCGCAATAGCGGAGACTATGAAGAATCGGAAAACCTATCGAGGTAAAGAAAAGGAGTGGAAATGATCATGTTCCCCGACTGGGTCCCTAAAGACGCATGGGAAGGTTTCATTGAAATGAGAAAAGCCATCAAGAAGCCTCTCAAGACCGAACGTGCTGTCACGCTTAACATCAACACTCTGGATCGTCTACGCAAAGAGGGTAATGATCCTGAAGAAGTGTTAAATCAATCTGTGGCAAATTCATGGTTAGGGTTATTCCCCGTTCGACAAGAGCGCCGAGCCCAACCTAAAGGCGTGCAACTAAGTCCGCTCGGCAAAACGGGCCAAGCGACCGCAAATAACCTGCAAGACTGGCTGGAGGAATCATGCTAGACAATCTGGAGGAAAAACGCCGTTTCGCTCAGATCATGACGATGCTGGCCGATTATTACGACAAGGAAGTGTCGAAGGCAAAGGCCACAATGTATTGGGAAGGACTAAAACAATACGACCTGGAAGCGGTGGAAAAGGCATTCAAGATGCATGCGGCTTCGCCAGACGAGAATAGCCGCTGGTTCCCGAAGATTGCCGATATCCTGAAATATATCGAGGGCAACACTGAAGACAAAGCGCAGCTTGCATGGTCAAAAGTGGATAAGGCAATAAGGTCAGTGGGTACTTACACTGATGTGGTATTTGACGATCCAATAATTCATGCAGTAATCATGGACATGGGTGGATGGTACCTGCTAGGCGAAAAGGATGATGAAGCATGGCCTTTTGTCGCGAAAGAGTTCGTTACTCGCTATCGAGGCTACAAGCAGAAGACACAGCAGCCGGACTTTCCTGCTCATTTGATTGGGCTGGCTAACACATACAATGCATCAAATGGTCTTCCATTAGCACCGCCGAGGCTAATTGGAGACATCCAAAAATGCAAATTAGTGCTGGCATTGGAAAACAAGAAAGACGAACTGAAGCAGCTTAACTAGGAGAAAGAAATGGATGACGAATTTGTTGTGATTATGTTTTTCATAGTGCTAATGGGAATTGGCGCAGCAATTGGAGCCTTTGCATCTAATGTATCTACAAACAATTCAACGTTTAAAGACTGTCAGCGATATGGGAAAACTGTATTGCGAGATAAGATTATTGAATGCAAGATTATTAGCGAGGATGTGAAATGACGAAGGAATACACAGAAGCATTTGCACGCCAGGAAGTCATGCGGCTGCTGACAAAGGAATCGGCCGGATTCTCTGACATGATGATGAGCCGAAAGCTCGGCATTGGCCTGCCAGCTCTGCGCCTGGTTCTGGAGAACATGGAGCGCGACAAGATCATCCGCAAAGAGCCGCTTGGCAAGTGCAAGCGCTATTACATCCCGAGCGCATCCCAACTTGCCGCAGAACAGGCTGAGAAACCGATTATGCGGCCCTTAGCTCCACGACCACAGCACAAGGCTATCATTGAGCGCATCATGGTTGAGCGCATGGCTATTGCTTCGATTGGGTGAGATATGACAACTTACGCAGAAAATTTCAGGGATTATAAACAAGCGAAAGAAGACGATGATTTCCACTTCGCAAAAGTTGATTTGATTACAATAAGATTATTTAGATCGCGGACGAAGAAAACAATTGATGTCGCTAGGAGCGTAGGTGTTACATCATGGTTTCGTGTAGACACAGGACGGTATTTATTTGGATTGGATATTGAAGAGCTTGAACAGGGATATAAAGCAAAGAAAATGATGGCTGAAAGGGAAAAGAGATGAGCGACGAACAATATAAAGTGGATGAGAATAGTGTTTTCACTGGATGCTCTAAATGCCTTCCTTTGCCGAGGCAATCCGGCAAAGTGCATCGGTTGCAATTTGAGGGAAGTCAATTGATGTGCCAGAACCCGGAATGCAGGTTCAATTGGTCTGAATATTTCAAAGAAAAGGGATGGAAATGAAAAATACTCAAAACGACATCGTGACATTTCTCATGCTACTTGGCATTGCATTTCTATTTGCTGTTCTAGCAGAATATCTAGCATAGAAATATTTTGGTAAGAATAAGAACGATAAGGAGGATGAGGAATGAAGAAGTCGCATAAGCATGCAGAGTTAATAAAACAGTGGGCTGACGGAGCAAAGATTCAATCTCGGCGAAATGATGTGTCATTATTGGTTTGTCCACCAAAACATCCAGACTTTGAGGATGACCCATTCCCTGAATGGTCGATCAATAGAGACTATCGCATCAAGCCAGAGCCTCAATGTCCGAAAACAAGCATGTCAGATGTTGAACTAGAAAATTTCTTTAGCTTGGCAAACGGATGCAAACCAACGCGAGAAGTTTTGCGAGATATTGCCAATGGAGCTATTGCTAGGGCTATACATGACGAACAAGTAATCATCGCTCCTGGTCAAATTGAAGGCTGATGTAGATTCAGAGACATTTCTGATCTATAATGGCTTAGCGATGGCCAACGTCGTGTAAGTAAGCGAGTACCGCTATACAGACAAAGCCGGTGGAAGTCCGGCCAGTTTTCCTTTGTTTCACCCTACTTCACCCTCCTAGTTCGCCCGCTCTGGACATATGCGCCAGTAGCGGGTTCTTTTTAAGCGGAGTCATCATGCCTCTCATTCATTCCAAATCATCCAAGGCATTCAAAGAGAACCTGATTAAAGAACTCAGGAGCAAGCCAAAGGATCAAGCATTAGCCATTGCCTACTCAGTAAAACGAGAGGCAGAACAGAAAAACCACAATTCAACAAAATAGCAGTAGAATATCAACCAATATCAATTCCTAAGCACCTAATTACTAAGGTGAATGAGAATGAGTGACGTAGAAAATAAACCGAAAAATTCGGGGAGATTCGGAAAAGGTAATCCAGGCAAGCCGAAAGGCGCATTGAACCACACTACTCGTGCTGCAAAAGATGTAATCGCAATGACAGCAGAGAAATTGGGTGGTGCAGAGCGCATGCTAGCCTGGGTGCAAGAAGACCCTCTTAATGAACGTACATTTTGGGGAACAATCTATCCGAAACTTTTGCCTCTTCAGGTAACGGGCGATAGCGAGTCTCCACTTCGCGTTGAAATTGTCCGATATGGGCTAAATCCACAACGAGAGTAAATCATGAGCCGATCTGGCGGGGGCATTGAACGGGATTTCACAGCAGACGTAAGCCGTAATATAGTCTCTGGAGTAGCAAGGGTAAATGCTCTCTGCACTAGGTCGATTGCTACAGCATTTTCTAGCCTATCTGCCGCCCAGGACATTTGGGCTGGTGCAAACAACGAAATGACTTTCCCAACGGCTAATGAGTCTTGGGAAGTTGTCTCTAATAGCCTCAATGATACAGTAGGCGGCTCCGGCTCCGAAACAGTCACATTCACTATTCTCGATTTCAGCTACAACGAAATCGCAGCCTTTACAGTCAATCTCAATGGCACAACGCCTGTCACGCTTCCTAACGCTGCTGCCTATGCGTGGCTAAATGGTGCGACTACTGGCCGGATCAACTCTAATGCTCAGCGAGTAAAGAACCAAGGCGATATCACTATTCGCGTAACTGGTGGCGTTGGAGATAACACGAAAACACGTGGCATTATCCCTGCATTCACTGGCAATCTCTCCAATGCTGTTTATACTGTGCCAATTGGTAAAACATTGGAGATATTCTCCATGGAGGCCAAGATTCTATCTTCTGGATTAACCGGCACTCCACGCGGGGCAGATTTCCGTTTAAACTTCCGCAATCCGAATGGTTCAGTTTCAGCTCCTAAAGCGATTACATGCACGGACATGGGGCCATTTACTCTTCGGGCAGAAACGAAGATTCGTGTTGCACAAAGATTCAATTTCATTCCGCAATGCGTTGGAACAAGCAATAATTCAATGATTGTGAGCATGGATTGGGAAGGCCATCTCTATACAAATTGAGGACATTATGCAAACTGCAAACCTATTTAGCGCCCAATCCAAAGTAACCACATTCGCAGTTACTGCCAGCGCGCCTACGCCTA